CTCAGCCAGAGAGTGAGCGATCAACTCACCTGGCCAGGCGACAGAACCTTCGACTGAAACATTTGCTCCAGTCTTGAAATTGCAGACAGCAGTCTCGGGCGGACCAAGGCCCAGGCCTCCTGCACCTTTCGGGATGTGCGCATAACTTCGTGGTATCCCAGCACGTTCGAGTGCACTGTAAAGGAAGTCAGAGCAGAAAACGAGTAGTTCGTGTTGTGCACCACGCCTGATGCAAGTCAGACACCGCTCGTACCCAGCCGCCTGCTTTGACGCCCAGGCATAGCTGTTGTCTTGAGACAAAGGTCGTGCTTCACCCACCCGCACGAGCGAACGATTCAGATAGCCGCTGACACCACGAGATCCATATTCGGTACGCAGGAACTCGGTTGATCTGTCACTGCCATACTTAAGCCTACTTTTTTCAGCAGCAGTGTCCAAGAAGGCGCTTGTAATGATCCACCAGATGATGGCTAACGCACGGGACTGGACCTGGGTATAACCGCTAATAGCGGCCAGGTCGTCGTCTCCGCGGCTCTCAAACATGTCAACAGAACCGGGTACGATTGCATTAATCATGTCTGCCGCCACTGCATTAGTACCATAGGTAGCTTGATTCCCAACCTTGGACGTTTCATTGGTGCCCGAAATCAATATTCCAGAGTTGCGAATGAGAGCAAGCCGTTCAGCTATAACCTGAAGTTGACCCTGAGATTCTAGTTTTCTACGATCATGCATCTTTAAGTATCGCTTCTGGTTCTCAGGGGTCATGATATACTCAACCATTGGTATAGAGTCATACCCCTCTGCACGCAACCTGGCCAGCTGCGGGGTCTCAGGCACGCAGTACGACCACCGTTCTACACCAACAGTAGTCTTGACTCTGCGCCAGTACTCGTTTGAGTAGAATGCGCCAACTTGATGGTCAAAAGCGGCAACATCTTTGGCAAGCACAGCGGTCGTAGCACCACGTGAGGCAATCGTCTGCACTGGTATGTGGTATCCCTCGCGTTGCGCGAGTGAAAAGATAGCACTGCCGTCTTCAATCGCTAAAAGGGTAGCCTCATGCGACACCAGCGAAAGTGTGTTGAGGTGACGCAATATCTCAGAGAAGCCCGTCGACCCAAGTGAGGTGTACCAGTCCCTCGATGTGCGTTTTGGGGCACCGTGACAGGGGAAATTGCCTTCACCGGCTGCATGTGAAAGCAAATAATGCTTGAGAATCATTGACGGTAATGCGCAAGGGAATATAGCACGAACCTTCTTCCCCGTTTCACCCTCCTTGACAATGGCCTGTGCAATCATTGTACCGCGTGAAGCTAGGACAGCCTCGGTCAGGAGCTCAGGCGTTGAGCAATACGCCACGACGTTCTTCGTCATACGCATCTGCACTGCGTCGTCATCAATGTTTATCACTGGAGACAACATGCCAGACATTGCTGCACCGCCGCCAGTCATCCACGTCGCTTCACGTATGTGCGTCAGTAAATCGGGCATCGCACGGACGTGCAGGACCTGTTGATCCATCACACGTCTGAATTCCCGTTTACAGTGCTCGGGTGGGTCGACGTTCTCCGCGGCGTAGTCAAGAACGGACGTCGTAACGGCGTCATCTGATTCCGCAGACCGGGTGATAGCACCAGCGAGTACATTGACCTCTAAAAGGCACTGCCTATTGGGCAGCGAATACTCACTCTTCGCATAAGTAGACGCAGCCTTGCCCGTCGTATCAAAAGTGTCGAGGTCGGTAAGATCGACG